AATTTATGAGCATGCTCCTAAAGCATTTGAAAAAGGTGAAATTTCTGAAGAAGATTATAATGAAGCTATGAAAGCTTTTAAGCCAAAAGGAATAGCAGCTTTAAAAAAAATTAAAGCAGAAAAGGAAGCATACTTAGACAAGTACGCAGACGGCGGTAGAATAGGTTTTGCTGGTGGTGGAATGGGTCGTAGAGGATTTTTAAAATTATTAGGTGGTACAGCTGCTGGAATTGCAGCCATGAAAGCAGGTTTAGTAAAATTATTAAGTGGACCTACAACTAAGAAATCTATTGCTAAAGGTATTACTATTCCTAAAACAGGGGGAATGCCGGATTGGTTTGAACCTTTAGTAAATAAAGTTATTAGAGAGGGTGAGGATGTAACAAAACAATTTGCAACTAAAGAACGAGAAATTGTTTATAGTAAAAACTTAGAAACTAATCCAAAACTTAAAGATGCAAGTGGTGCAGATGAAGTAGTTGTTTACCAAGACTTGGACGATGGTGCGATTAAAGTGGAATACCACAGCGCAGACAATTTAGCTGAAGGACCTGTTGAATTAAAATTTACTCCAGGTATGGCTGATGAAACAACTAAAGGTAAACCACCAGATGAATTTACAGCTTCTGAAGCTGAACCAGAAATTGTTAACTGGGATGGCGATATTGAATTTACTGGTGAAAATTTAGTTGATGACGTAGGCGGTTTAACTTCAGACACAACGAAGTTAAAAGAGTATGCGGTAGGAAAAGATAAAGTTACTGTTAATGAAATAGTTGAATCAATTAAAAAGAAAAAAAGAACTCAAAAAATAAATGAAGATCCTATGGAACAAATAAATTATATAGAAGAAAAACATGGACCAGCAATGGATGACGTGGATTACATTGATGAAATTGAGAAAAAAGCATTCGGTGGTAGAATAGGTTTTGCTGGTGGTACAGTAGTAAAAAAATTAATAGAAATTGCAAGTAGAATTGGATTAGATTTTAATAAAGCAACAGACGTTCAAAAACAAATTATACAAAAATATGGTGACAGAATTGATGATAAACTTTTAGACTATATGGTCTATGATCCTAATGCACAAAGACAAGCTGAAGTAATGGCTTCAATTGATGAAGCAGAAATTATGATGAACAAAGGTATGAGCCCTGATGACGTTATTGCAGCACAAAAAAAATCTTTTAGAACTAAAAACGCATTAGGCGGCAGAGCAGGATTTTTTGAAGGTGGTATAGGAACAGAATTAACTAAAAAACAATTAGAAGAAATGCTTAATGTAAAAAAACCAAAAAATTATAGAGAATCTCCTTTTGCAATTCCTGATGACTGGTTAAAAACATTAAAAGAAAAATTAATAAAAAAACAAGCATCCAGTGGTCTTGCAGGAATGTTAGGTGAATAATGAAAATATCAGATTATGCAAAAGCGCAAGGCTGGTTAAAACGACATGCCTCTTCAGAAAATAGTGCGGGTGAATGGGAAAAGTACGTAGCACTCAACACAACTCCAGAACTAGACAAAGCAATTAAAACTATAGACGACAAGTTTGGTCCAGGAACCGTGTTCCCTGCTTCTGAGGCACCTATACCACCAATGACGGATCAACAAGCTATTATGGAATTTAACGAAAGAAATCCGTACAGTGATGGCCAACTAGTAACACCATCGGTTGATGGATCGAGACCAGGTTATCAAGGACCAGATAAATATATTACACCTGCAAGAAGAACTGGTGCTGCAGGTTTTCAAGGTAAAAAATTTATAAGTATAAAAGATCCAACATATGCTGATGGAAGAAGAAAAGTTAAAACCCCTGAGTACAAAGCTTGGTTAGAAAAAGAAATAGCAAAAGCAAAACTAAGACCTGACTATGGAAGTAAAGGATTTATTAGAAGAGAAGGTTCTTTAACAGCAATCGCCGAAGCTTTTAAAAAAGCAGATACTGAAGATAATTTAGAATATTTAATGAAAACTCCAAAAGAAACAAAAATAGATGAAAAATATCATGGTAGAGAAATGAAAAAATATAAAAAAGGACAATTATTAAATAAACATTTGAAGTATTTAGAAACATTAGAAAGCAACCCAGATGATTTAAAGTTTATTGCAGAATATCTTGATGAAGATACTGATTGGGTATTAAAAAAATTAGATGATAGAAATAATTTTGTTAAAGAAGCTAGAACAAAAAAAGACATTTTAATGAAAGATCCTGCATATAAAAAACCTAGAAATGATTATTTAAAAGTAGAAAATTGGGTACAAAAAAACGCCAAGCGATATGCTAATCCAGAAACGTTTGAAAAAGCTTTAATTAAAAGATTTGGTAATAAAAATCAATTTGTCATGGACATGAAAAAAGGAGGACAAATTGCTTCTGTACATTTTAGTGATGGTTTTAAAGAAATGATGTTAAACTCAAAGCCAGGAAGTCCAGTTAAATCTCACCATTTAAAACAATTTATAACAAGTTCTTTATATAATTTTAATCCTAAAATTAAAAAAGATGTAACAGAAGAAATAAAAGGAATTTTTAATTCTGAAAATTTACCTAAACTTAGAACAGAAGCTAGAAAAATGTTAAATAATAATAAGTTACTATCTAAATTTGGTTTAAATAAAGCAATTACAGGACCATATGCAAAAGTTATACAAGCTGAGATAGGTCAACAAATGTGGGATGATATAACTAATTTTAGAAAACCAAGACTAGGTACACAAGAAATGTTAAAAGCTTTTGAACAAATAGTTGCTGATGAATTTAAACCTATGTTTAATGAAGCGGCTAAAGCCATAGTTTATTCTAAAAATAATGAATGGGAAAAAGCAAAAGATTCTTTAGGAATTGCAGACAATATTGGATGGGATCATAAAGTTCCATCTTCTGTTATAGATAAAGGTTATGCAGATATTATTGAGTATACAAAAGTCAACCCAACAACTGCAAATTTTAATGAAAGAATTAAGAATGCTCAATTTGATACAAAAATAAATAAAATTATTGACGGCAAAGGAAAATATAAAGGTAAAGGTTGGACTGATGCCGTAACGTTAGATCAAAAAGCAAAAGTAGTTGAAGAACTAAATGCAGTTAAATCTAACTTTAATAAACAATATGGTAACTATTTAGATGAAGTAGAAATTAAACTTGATGAAAAAGGTAATCTTAGATTTTCTAGTTCTGCTGAACCATTAACTACAAAAATGGATAGAGTAAAAATGTTACAAACAAGTTTACAACAAGAAAAATTTCCAAAAATGTCAAACGAAGAACAAATGAAGTTTCTTAAACAAATGGGCTACCGTTGCAATAAATCAACTGGTGGTGGAGAAACTCTTAAATGTTACTTGGATGATGTAGAGAAAACCAGAGCTGATATGAAATCACAAGATGTAACAGTTAGAGCTAAAGCATTAACTAAACAAAGAAAAGCATTACAAGTTGCAAGTAAGCTACCACAAATTGGAAAGATTATTAAAACTGGAGTTCAATTAGGAACAGCTGCTATAACTAAACCTTTACAATGGTTAGGTTTAACTTCTGGTCTTGGTTATGCAATTGAAGGAATTGTTGAAGGTGGATTTTATGACAATGCTCGAAAAAAAGGATATAGTCATGAGCAAGCTTTGGCTGAAACATTAACACCAGGATTAGCTGCAGGAAGACCTGAAGGTGTTCCATGGTATGGTGGAGCTGAAGCACTAAGAGAAAAAGAATTAATTGGAGATGTACAACAAAATCCAAAAGTTTTACAATATGTTAAAGCATTAGAAGATCAGCAAAGAGTTTATGATGCCTTCGCTGAAAAAGAACGGGGAATAAGAACACAAAGAAAAGATATTAGAGATCCAGCTTCTGCAGACATTCAAGATTTATATAGATCAGGAACAATTAGTAATATTAATAGAATTATGAATCCTGAAAGTATGGCATCTCAAGCTTACAATACAGCTGTTGAAAGACAACAAGCTTTAGACGAGAGAAGAAAAAAAGATTATATGGATGAATATTATAACGTAAAAGAACCAAGTCCTTTTATGCAAGAACAAAAGCAAATAGATCGTTATAAAGCAATGGATGAAAAATTTCCAAGCTATAGTCCAGAAACAATAAACGCCATGTTTCAAATGTCTAATAGAGACATACCAGAAAATTTTAATTATGATCGAATGTCAGATTTGATGAAAGAGCGAGATAAGATAGAGTATTTTGCAGATAACTATAGAGCTGAAAAATCAGGGGGTGGTATAGCTGGTGTAAAGAAGGTTGATCCAGATAAATTAAAAGAAGCACAAGAAAAAATGAAAAAATTAATGAAACAATATAAAAATAAAAATCTTGATTGGGATGCTGTAAAAAGATCTTACAGGATTTGGACAAAATAAGGAGAAACAATGATAAAAAATAAACCTAAAAAGAAAAATCCAACTCTGGTTGCGCAGAATCCGGGTTTTAAATGGTGGGCAGTTCCACCTAAAAAGGGACCGTTATCACAGGGGTTGAAAGTTAAGCCAAAACAAGTTAAGAAGGTGTAGGAGAATTTAAATGGCAGAAATCGATAAAAGTCTCCCGAACATTAACCGTCCAGAAGACGAAGTTGTAACTGAAAATATGGAAGAAGTTGATGTTGCGGAAGAATTAGGCAAAGGACCTGTAGAAATAACTGAGGATGACGAAGGTGCAACAATTGACTTCGATCCTAATGCTATGCAGATGCCTGAACAAGGTGATCACTACGCAAACTTAAATGATCTTCTTCCTGAAGATGTTACAGATCCAATTGGTGGTCAATTACAAAACGATTATCAAGAATACAAATTTTCAAGAGCTGAATGGGAAAAAGCTTATATTACTGGTTTAGATCTTTTAGGATTTAAATACACGAATAGAACCGAGCCTTTCCAAGGAGCAAGTGGTGCAACTCACCCAGTTCTTGCAGAAGCTGTCACACAGTTTCAAGCACTAGCTTATAAAGAATTATTACCAGCTGACGGGCCGGTACGAACTCAAGTAATGGGCGCGAGTAATCCTGCAAAGGAACAACAAGCTCAAAGAGTTAAAAACTTTATGAATTATCAACTGATGGATCAAATGAAAGAGTACGAACCCGAATTTGACCAGATGTTATTTTATCTACCTCTCTCAGGTTCTACATTTAAAAAAGTTTATTTTGACGATTTAGTAGGAAGAGCTGTTTCAAAGTTTATTCCTGCCGATGATTTGGTCGTTCCGTATACAGCTACCTCATTAGATGATGCGGAAGCGGTCATTCATGTTATTAAAATGTCTGAAAACGAATTGCGTAAGCAACAAGTTACTGGTTTTTATTCTGATATAGAATTAACAAAACCTACAGGTACAGTTACAAATAAACTTGAAGAAAAAGAGAGAGAGTTAGAAGGAATCACTAAAACACAAAGAACGGAAGCCTTATACACACTTCTAGAATGCCACGTTAATCTAGATTTAGAAGGCTTCGAAGATGTTGGTCCCAACGGAGAACCAACTGGAATAAAATTACCTTACATCGTTACAATCGAGGAAGGTAGTCGGAAAGTTTTGTCTATTAGACGAAACTTCGCGCCCAATGACCCTAAGAAAACTAAAGTCCAATATTTTGTCCACTTCAAATTTCTGCCAGGACTAGGATTTTACGGATTAGGACTCATTCATATGATTGGCGGATTGAGCCGTACTGCAACTGCGGCTCTCCGTCAGTTATTAGATGCGGGAACTTTATCAAACCTTCCGGCAGGATTTAAGCAACGAGGAGTCAGAGTAAAAGACGAATCGGCAAACATACAACCAGGAGAATTTAAAGATGTTGACACACCTGGTGGTAATCTAAAAGATGCATTTGTATTCTTACCTTACAAAGAACCTTCAGCTACATTATTGCAGTTGATGGGAATTGTAGTTCAAGCAGGACAGAGATTCGCGTCCATTGCTGACATGCAGGTTGGGGACGGGAATCAACAGGCCGCTGTTGGTACAACCGTAGCTCTTTTAGAACGTGGTTCAAGAGTAATGTCAGCAATCCATAAAAGACTTTATGTGTCTTTAAAACAAGAATTTAAATTGCTAGCTCAGTTGTTTGGTAATTATTTACCACCTGAATATCCTTATGATGTTGTAGGTGCGCAAAGAAATATTAAACAAGCAGACTTTGATCAAAGAGTAGATATTCTACCAGTTGCTGATCCAAATATATTTTCAATGAGTCAAAGAATTTCTATGGCTCAAACACAATTACAATTAGCACAATCAAACCCACAAATGCACAACATGTATAATGCATATAGAACTATGTATAATGCAATTGGTGTAAAGGATATTGATAGAATACTACCACCTCCTCCACCTAATGCACCAAAAGATCCAGCGATCGAACATATTGATGCAATGGGTATGAAACCTTTTCAAGCGTTTCCAGGACAAGATCACAGAGCACACGTAACTGCTCACTTAAATTTTATGGCTAGTAACTTTGTTAGAAACAATCCTAGTATTACTGCAGCGTTAGAAAAAAATATTATGGAGCACATATCATTGATGGCACAAGAACAAATACAACTAGAGTTTCAACAGGAGTTAATGATGTTACCGCAAATACAAGCGGCAGCAGTTCAGAACCCACAAATGCAACAACAGTTTCAACAAATATCTCAAAAGATAGAAGCTAGAAAAGCTGTATTGATTGCTGAAATGATGAATGAATTTATGGTAGAAGAGAAAAACATTACATCTCAATTTGATCATGATCCATTACTTAAGTTAAAACAAAGAGAAGTTGATCTTAAAGCGATGGAGACTGAAAGAAAAACAAAAGAAGATGAAGCTAGAATAAATCTTGATACTATGAAGATGATGCAGGCAAGACAGATTAATGATGAGAAATTAGAGCAGAATGAAGATTTAGCTGAATTAAGAGCTGATACTGCTATGGCTAAATCAGTTATATCTGCTGATGTTAAACTAACTTCTGACAAAATGAAAGCTAAGGATGTAAAGACCTTGAAAGGTCCTAGATCTTAGTATATAGAAACAATAGGAGAAAATTATGACAAAAGAAGGCAAAGGCGTTAACTTTAAACAATTTGTTAACAAAGACGGATACGCTAAAGGCGGAGTTACAGTAGAAGTTGCTTCTCAAAACGAACATTTAGATCCAAGATCTAAAACAAGTATTAGAGGAAGAAACTATATTGCTCAAGGTGATAGCGCTGACGTTAGAGGAACAAAAGCGATTAGAAAAGAAAAGAAACCTGTAAAGGCTACTTGGTACTAGTATGTGGTTATCGGCAATTAAATTAGCCGTCTCTGCTGGTAGTAAAATTTATGCTAATAAGCAGAAGGCGAAAGTCGCAATGTCGGACGCACAGTTATTACATGCAGAACGACAAGCGCGAGGTGAGGAAGCTTACCAAGGAAAACTTTTAGAAGCTCGACAAAACGATTACAAGGACGAATTCGTTCTTGTGATATTAAGCGCGCCCATAATCGTGCTCGCCTGGGGAGTCTTCAGTGACAATCCAGTCGCTATGGAGAAAGTAAAAATTTTCTTTGAGCATTTTGCTGCATTGCCGACCTGGTTTTCCACTTTATGGATCCTTGTAGTTGGTAGTATTTTTGGTATAAAAGGAACTCAAATTTTTAAAAACGGAGGAAAAAAATGAGACAAAACGGCGTAAGATCAAATGTTAGATTTCCATATGGAAGTCAAGGTTTGAAAAAAGGTGGTTCTGCTAAAAAGAAAAAGCAGGGTTACAAAGATAGAAAAGATGAATCTATCGCAATGAGAATTAAAAAGAAAAGAACTCCTGCACAGTTAAAAGCTAGCAGAGATGAGTCTTATGGTAAGTTTGGTTCTAAAGCGAAGAAGTCTGGTAAAATAAACAGATAACAACTGTGAAACCAAACTATTCATACAAACCTAAATCTTGGGTTAGTGGTTATAAGATTCAAGAAGGAAACAATTCTGATGGTTATCCAACAGGTGGCATTAGAATTGGTATGAAAAAAGGTGGATGGATACAAGACGTAAATAAATCCATCAAGAAAAGAGGAACTAAAGGAAAGTGTACACCGATTACCAAAAAAGGTTGTACAGGTAGAGCAAAAGCTTTAGCTAAGACTTTTAAAAAGATGGCTAAGAAAAGAAAAAGTTAATTATGGGTGATAAAGCATTAAGAGGAAATAAACTTACACGTGTAAATTTTAAAGATGGTTTATCTGCAAAGGTAATAGAGATTGATCCATTAGGAGAGAAGTTAACCGAAGCAGGTCACTCAGGTGGTGCTGGTAAAAATTTAAAAAAAAAATCAGATTTTAAATTAAAAAATCAAATAAAAAAAATTCAAAAAACACCTAATAAAGAATTTACAAACCCACACATTGGTTTTAAAGTAAAAGGTAGTAAAGGTAAAAAAAATTATATACAAGAAACAAAACGTTATCATCAAGCTCATAAAAAGATGGGATTAATTAAGGATTAAATAATGTTAAAAAAAATTAAAGAAATAATTTGTAAAATTTTAAACATTAAGGCATGTCAATGTCCTGATGAGCCTATTGTTTTAAAAGAAGAATCTACAGAACCTGTAGAAAGTGTAGTAAAACATTGTAACACTCATGTTAGATTTAAAATGAGTTGCCCTCAATGCCAAGACGCAATTCGCGCATAGTATGGAACCAGAACAAATATTAAATAGTCTAAGACGAGCAATTTCACGAAGAGTAGACGCTTTATCCCTATCAGTTACATCCGGTGGGGTTGACAGTATGGAAACTTACAAGTATATAATAGGACAAATAAATGCATTGGAATCAGTGCAACAGGAAATCTCTAACCTGCTAAACGATAAGGAGCAAAATGAAA